CCGGGATAAGCATTCTCGGCACCTTCTCCGAGCACAAGTATCTCTATTTCTGCCACCCGCTCCTCATTGATCACGGATTCGCCGTTGACTTCCACGTCCCGGATCAAAGTGTTTACTATATTACATAACCGTTTGATTACTTTGCTTTCGCCGTCATACTCGATTAGATTAGCCATTATTCTCTCCGAAATTAAGCGTGTATGTGATCTGCATTGTCAAATCGGCTGCCTTGGTAATAGCCTGTGGCAAGTTATAAATGGTGGCCAGGTAGTCACCATGCCGGCAGAAATTCATGGGATTGTATCCGGTACAAGCGGCCAACTTATGCCCTTTGACTTTGTATACAGACTCATTGTATTGGCTGGTCATGTTGAGTGGGCCCCACGCCCCTCTTACCGCATCTATCTTGGTTCCACGTCCCCATGTATCAGATGTTGGTGCATTACTTCCGGCGTACAGGTAAAACTGATGATTATCGCACCTGTAAAGCGTACAGCTTCGGCCATATATAAATCCGCCAACATCCGCTATGGTAAGATTCTCCGTATCGATCACGCCGCAGCGCTGATTTACATAGTAATAGTAATTGTCGATCGCGATAAGGAGATACTTGCCGTCATACCATGCCATGAATCCCGTCTCTCTTGTATAGTATGAGTAGACATTTATCCTCTTCCAGGTAAACGAATCATCTGCTATATTGTAAGTCCCGCAGTATATATAAGGGTGAGCGGCATTTACGCTGAAGCAGTATCTCGTAGAGCCGGAGATATATTCGTACTTTCCGATCAAAAAGTAGATCTTGCCCTCGTCGGACATCGATACGTATGCACTCGGAGTTACCTCCCTTATATCCTCCATATACTCATAAGGGATATTCTCGGTCACTGACTCAATCAATCTATCAACATCTCCGGAGAATGCCGTCCTGAAATCAATAGAGTTCATCGGGATCCTATATTTGTTAACCTGAATACGTCCTTCGGCGGCATTTATGATCATGTGATATGCCACATTATTATATGCGCAATGACATTTGTTATTACCGGCCTGATGTCCCTGGTTATATCCAAGGTTAGCATAGTTCTGTCGGAAGTCCTCATAGTTTGTTTGTGATGAGTCCGGCGTGCTTCTCTGACTGTAGCTGCTCTCATTGCCTTCTCCTATAAAGCCGTGCGCCCTTGAGGTGAGACATACCGATCTGATCGTTCCTACAGCCTGCGATGGAGCCCATTCAAACTTCATCTGATACGTTTCGTCGTCAAGCCATTTGGTGGAGTCAGCGATATATGTTCCCAGTTCTTTAACTGCAGCACCTGATCCCTGTACGATAAGAGTCGCAGCATTACCGATCATCTTGTTCCCTGCAGGGAGAAGCACATTATCTGCATCCTCTTCGATGGTATTCTGGAAAAGAAGGATGCCTCCGACCATGTTCTCGATTCTGTAGTTATAAGGCAGTCCCTTGATAGGACCGAGCTCCTTGAAATATTCCTGAAAAAAATTGGTAACAAGGTTGTGCTCCTTTTCATGGTGCACGATCCTGTTGTTTTTATCTTTTAATACGATCTCACAAGTTCCTCTCATTCCGTCGTTACCTCCACCGTCTCTCCGGTCATGCTTGTTATATTAAGTGCCTCAAGTACAGCGACCACACCCGAGAAGTCATCGCTGCATCCGTCTGTGATCTCCTCGAACATCTCACTCACCAGCTCCTCTGTCATGGTATTGAAGATGTTAAGCTCAGGGATCACTGCCGGAGCCATGCCGCTGAGATCCTCAGTGATCTTGATTATTCCATCGAACTTATCCGTAGCATACAGGTTCTGCCCGTAGATGGCCGCCTTGATGCTCATCTGTTTAATAAATGCTGAACCGCCGATCATATTTAGTCGCACGTCGAAGTCGTTTATCTGCGTGTTCTGCAGATTGAAGTAATAAAGAAGGTGCAGCATGTGCCGCCCGTCCATCCATACCTGTTGTGGCTCGTAGTCAACCACAAGCTCGGAATTAAAGTAGTACAGTACCTTACCGATCGCATCCTTGTACGTAATGTCATCAACCGTAGTCTCGGCCTGCAGCAGTACCTCCGCATGGAATATCGCTGTTGTCGGTTGAGTACACTGGAATCTTATATTTATGATGGTTTTAGTCTCGCCATCCTCAATCTTGATATCCGACGCATTCGTGAAGGAATAGTACTGGATCTTATTCTCTTCCCCGGACTTCATGATGCCGGTCAGGTTCTTGTCTGTCTTCGATCTTGCAGAGGCAAGCTCCGGGTTCTGTCCTACACCCTTGATGGAATAGTCATTCCCATATTTCCAGTCATATTGAGTGATGCAGCTTATCTTATCGCCGTCGGCTATGCCGTTTTTGAATACTACGATATCTCCCAGGTCATACGCCGGAGGGCATATCATAGAGACCTCAAACGGTACATACTCGATCACTGTCAAGGCATTCAGGACGGCTCTGCGTTGCTGTTCAAGCACATCCTCAAATCCTGTCTGCAGGAGTGGATTGGAGCCTAAGTTATACGTCAACCCGTCATCCGGAAGCACATTATAGTAAGTCGTGCTCTTTTCCGATATATTGACGATCGACATACCCGTGTATCGTGTCTCAAAGTCCGAGAACTTCGAGCCTGTGATCCTTCGGTCGTAGTTGATCTCATCTACTGGTTCTGTCCCGTAAGTCCGAAGCTCAAGGCGCCCTTCCCTGTCCATGATGGCAAAGGTCCCTGTGGTTTGCGCACACCAGGCGACAAGATCACGCCAGGTCTCGATGTCGTTATCGACAAATACAGTCAGCTCTATGTTTCCATTCGGTAGTGACTGTATATATTCCTCGCTCTGCGCAAGCTCTATCTGACAAGCATACGCTGCCATCGACAGGAGTGTATATATACTTCCCTGCATGGTCTTAATGGAGCACGGCTTATCGAGCTTGACCATGTTATCATATGCTTTGATCTCGACTCCGTTCATGGTCCAGTTAGCTTCTTTTATAGTAAACACTCCCAGCGGTATCGGCTCATATCCGTTATCAGTTCGAAGCTCGTGTCTTGGTGTCAGCACGGACTTCTGAAGACTGTACCTCTCTATATCCATCCCGATCAGTGTCATGGACAGCTCGGCCGCATATACGGTACCTATCTCAACGTTATCATTTCCTGAACACTGGTTTGTCAGTGAGAGGGTTCCCTTCCCTATATTGTTTTCATCGAAGTCGTAAAGCGAAAGACCGGATTGCAGCGTACCGCGTACCCTGCCCTGCTGTACCGGTCTTTTCATTGCAACTTTATAGGCATCAGATACGTTATACATTTACAGCTCCTCGATAGTTACATCAACCTCGTACAGTCCACCTATGTCCGGCCTCTGTTTCCTTGCTCCGGTAAGATGGTTTTCACTGTTTATCTGAAACTGGCAGGTGTAATCGCTCAACTGCTCGGTATTTGGATAGTATACGGATACGGTCACTGTATCTGCATCCCTGTACTGTCTGAACTTTGTGATCCATTTTCCGGACAGTTTCCATTTACCGGATATACTCAGCTTTGTATTCCTGGTTACGACTACAAGAGTAGTGCCTGCCTCCGATTGCATTTCTGTCTTTATCTTTTCGGGATTATATTTCAGGTCGCCGTCCGGAGCCGGAATCCATTCATCGTTTATTTTTATAACTTCGGTCATTACCTGCCTCCCGATCTGTAGTTATTTACCTGCTGAGCCTTAACTACCAGTGTTTCAAGCCGTTCATTTCCGATATACACCGGGATAACTATGTCACCGCCCGCCCCTGCAGCAGCTACCGCTCTGGTTATCATATTCTGGAGGGAACTTGTTCCTACTACCGCCTCCGGTCCGGCTTCGCCGCCGCCCAGAAGCTTCCCGCCGGCCATTCCGAATATAGTCGGGCTGTTCAGAATCATACCCTTCTCCATAGCTTTGGAATACCAGTCTATTGAGAAGTGCGGAGCACTCGGCGGATCTATTGAGAAGCTTCCGCTTATGCTGATATGAGGAAGTTTCAGATCAGGAAGTTTCCAGTCAAAGTGGAAGCAGTTCTTTAACCAGTCAACTACACCCTGAATATGAGACTTGACATCATCGAATTTCTGTTTGAAGCTGTCTATCTTCGTCTTCATACCTTCGACAGAGCTGTCGATCCCACTCTTAAGATCTGTGAACTTCTGCTTCCATTCATCAATCTTCGACTTTATGTTATCGATTTTCGAATTAAGGTCGCTCTTGAATCCGTCAAACTTCGATTTCGCGTCATCCGTGAACTGTCTTATCGTATCCCCTACAGACTGCCAATGTTCGCTTGATCTCTCCTGGAAGGTCTGTTGCGCCAGTGCAACATTTTCAAGAACCGTGCTCGCATTTTCTTTGAATGTATTAAAACGTTCGCCGGTATGCTCGGCGAAGGTTGTGGCCGACTGCTTAACATTTTCGAGACTTTCATTTGTTCTCTGTTTAAAGTTCTCGAAATGTTCTCCTGTTCTCTCGGCAAAGGTCTGACCGGCCAAAACAATCGTATTCAACTCATTCTCGGCTCCGGCCTTAAGGTTTGTGAAATGCTCGCCTGTTCTTTCAGCAAAGGTCTGGCCGGCAAGCGTAATGTTATCCCAGGCGGTAGTCAGATGTTCCTGAGTACGTTCGCCAAACGTTATAGCAGTATCTTTAACAAGTTCAAGAGTTCCGCTTATTCCTGCATAATGTGCATACAGTTCAGCATCGTCCGGGAACATATATGTTCCGAGCATCTTACCAAATTCAGCTCCGCCAAAGAATGCAACTATGCTTCCGCCTACGGCTGCTGCAGCTGTTCCTATCGCTCCTGCTCCACCTGCGGCAAGTGCACCGCCAAGATCTGCCTCCATAAATGAAGTGATGACTGGCAGGGCTGTGGACATTCCCGATGTTATGGTACTTATGCCTGTTCCGATCGCCTTGAATCCACCTACTACCTTCGGAGCGAGGGTCATGATCGTTCCAAGTGCAGTCACAAGCTTACCGGTCACGATAAGCACCGGGCCTGCAGCTGCTACTACCAGGGCGGCGTTCGCGATGGCTGTCTTCTGTTCATCATCAAGGGAATTAAACAAATCAACTGCCCTTTGTATCGCATCCGCCACCTTAGATATTGTGGGAGCTAAAGCTTTGCCAAATTCATATGCGGCTACATCTATACTTGATTTAAGCTTTTCTAATGATCCGCCGAAACCGCTCATCATGGATTTTGCCATTTCATCAGTTGTACCGGCGCAATTTGATATTTCATTCGACAGCTTCTGTACATCCTCTGGTGCCGCATTGATCAGCGCTAACCACTTAGACATCTGGTTCTTGCCAAAAATTGCTGAAGCTGCAGCTATCTGTTCAGATTCTGACAGCCCGGCAAAGGCGTCATGTAATTCTTTTTGGATCGTGATGGTATCTTTCATCGATCCGTCTGCATTGGTAACGCTGATGCCAAGTTTGTCCATCATTTTCGCGCCTTGATCTGCAGGTGCTATCAAGCGTGCTATACCTGTTTTCAAAGCGTTAGCGGCCTCGGATGCCTCAATATTATTATCAGCCAATATTCCCATGTACAAAGCTGCATCATTCACAGTGTATCCGGCTGTTTTAAAGACCGGAGCTGCGATACCCATAGCATCGGACAGACTGTCTACATCAAGGGCTGAGTTATTACACGCCGCCGCAAATACATCTGCATATCGTGACGCATTATTGAATGTATCTCCAAAACCATTGATTGTTCCAACTAATCCGGCTGATACAGTGTCAAGGTTTCCACCTTCGCCTGCAGCCAGGTTCATTGCCGGAGCCATCGCGGCTGCAGCCTCTTCTGCAGATAATCCCGCTCTTGCAAAGTTAAGCGAGGCCTGGGCGGCATCATTCATTCCGAAGGTCGAGTTCATTGCGGCCTCTTGCATAGCTTTATCCAAGAGCTTAGCCTGGGCTTCGGTATTGCCCATGGTTTTATTTGTCAGAGTCATAGTCTTATCGACTTCCGCGAATTTGGATACTGCTACGGTACCGGCTGCTGTAACGGCAGTGCTGACAGGCATAAGGGCCCGTCCCACGCCTTCTATCTCTCCGCCCACCTTTTTAACCTTTTCCCCGGCGACTGCGATCTGCTGGGCCGATACAGATCCAAAGTTCCTCATTTCCTTTGTGAGGCTCTTTATCTTCTGTTCGGTCTCTACGATCTCTCTCTGCAGAGCGTCATATTCTTCCGTTCCGACTTTGCCTTCGCGGACCATCTGTTCCTGAGCTTCTTTAAGTGCAGAAACTTTTGTCTTTGCTGCATCAAGCTCAGTTTCAAGATTTTTGTACTTCTGACTCAGCAGATCTACGTTGCCCGGATCGATTTTCAAAAGCTTATCAATATCTTTTAGATTCGTAACACTCGATCGGATTTTTTGAATGGACGCATCTATACTTTGGGTCAACTTGGTGGTGTCGCCATCTAATTCAATTGTAATGCCACGGATTTTTCCGGCACCTAACTGGGGCATATCGCTCTCTCCTAAAATTTGTCAAAGTCTTCCTGTGTTGCCAGCTCTGTATATGCATCCTCTGCCGTGTCATTGACTGACTCTGTGATCATGTCGTATATCATGCCTTCAGAGAGCATATCCATCTCTTCAATGGTTAGTCCTAACTGTTTAGCTCTTAGCAGATACAAGGCTGTGGTTATTGGTCGGTCTGTTGGTCGGGATTTTTTTTTGCGTCACTTGATGTCTCTGTATTGCAAAGATATATATCTACAATCTCATATGATTTGTTCGCAAACGTCATCGGCTCAAACTGATCAAGCCATGCATAAAAACCATCCATATCAAGATCAGATAATTCATCCAGTGACTTGGCTATTGCCTGCCTGTGCATCACGTAGGCAAGCCGTGAGTATACATCGCTGCTTTTACTTATATTTCCGTTCGCGTCATTTATGCTCGTTACCAAGTCTTCTCCTGCGAATTGTTTAAACCATATGGGAGTTGTCCCCGTTGATTTGAATGGAACAGTTATCGCTCCTCCATCCGATGTTTTTAATTCCAAATTTCTTTTCATGCTGTTCTCCTTTTATAAATTCCCTCGCCGCCAATGCAGTGACGGCAAGGGAATAACGAAATCTCATGATGCGGTTACAGTTATAACCTTTGTGTCGAATACAGAGGCATCGTCCTCAAGCGAAGCCATAATGACTGCCTTGCCTGTAGCAACACCGGTCACTACTCCTCCGTCAACCGTTGCTATATCCTCGTCATTTGACGACCATACTACGTCAGCCGTAGAAGGTACTGTGTTAGCTGCAAGAGTGATTGTAGATGCCGCAGCAACACTGGAATCACCCGATATTTTGATACTTGAGCTGAGTGTATCCGGAACATATACGGTGTTATACCAGTTATTGTATGTAGTGTCCGTGGTATTCTCATCGGTCTTTCCCTTGGGTGTCATGACATCCTGTCCGTTTATGCTGAATTTGCAGGACACCGAAGAAAGAGTCAGCACATCAGTCTTGACTTCTACCGAATCCTCCTTGGTCTTGCCTTCGATCTTGGGACGGGTTACCGAGCACTTATACAGCACGTGCCTTATGCCATTCACATCTCCGGTGAACTCAAACAGAAGCGCAAAATATACAGTAGGAGCATCGGCGTTCTCAATGAGGACGCCGTTGCTGTCTCTGATATCTCCAAGAATATCAGTTCTGAACCACTCAGGGATCATGGCGATCTCAAGATCTCCTCCATAGCCGTTATTGTTGTTGATATCATAATAGTCACTGTCATCCGCATAGAACTTTGTGGGCTCGCCTTCCTTATCCAGTGAAAGATTCACCGCCCCGAAAATCCTTCTAGGTATAGCAAAGGTCGGATATCCGTTATCATCGAACGTCACAAGCGCAGCATGGACATTCTTGAGACCGTACTTAACTTTGTTCTTTTTTCCCATTATTACTTCCTCCATTTATAATTCATATAATGTTTCGTAAAACCGCTCCGACTCGATATAAGCCGTATCGGCTGTGAGCTGATAAAATAGTTCTTCTTTATCGAGCAAAGCTTCGACTGCTTCCATCACCTCTGCCATCTCATCCGGATCGTTTGAATATATCTCAAGATCCACATTGCTATCCGGCCGGATGTATGTCTTGTTATCGGCGCCAAAGCTCTGAGGAGCTATTCGTCTATATACGGCATATGGCAGCGGTGGAACTTCACCTTGCTCAAAATGATCATATGCATAATCCGTGATCACCTGATCTTCTCGTAACGCAATCAGAATGTCTTTAACTATTTTGTCCTTGCGCAATTCTTACTACCGCCTCCTCAAAATTTTTGATAGCATGTTCTTCAGCAGGTGCGATATGGACTTGTGCCGGAATTCTTCCACGTGTTCGTCCGCCTCTTACCAATACGTGTCCTTTTTCAAGCAGGTGTGTAAGCTGGTAGTCGGTTCTGTTATGAACGATATAGTCCACTCTCAAGCGATCGACCACATCCTCTTTAACGGTCCAGCCTCTTTTGTACCGCCCTTTCCGTCGCTTTTTTGTATCTTTTTTTCGGACAGGTGAACCCGCTTTAACTTCTTGCTGTGCGATCTTTGCAATCTTAGGGACAGCCGTTTGCAGCCCCTTATTGACATCATCTGCATATTCTTTTAAGATATCTCCAATTACTGTATCCAGATCATCAATCTTGCACCGTGCTCGACTCATTCAGCGCTCCTTATCCTTACCTGTACATTCTGCAGCTCCCAGAGATCAACTCCACATTCAAACTTCTCCTGTATGCGGATGATCCGATATTGTTCGTTATCTTCGGTTACCATAATCGCAATATCATTCCGCGATACCTTGTCTGTATGCGGTACCTTGATCACACGGTCAACCGAGGATCCTGCGACCGAAGCCTGAGCCTCATAGTACCTGCGTATTCCCACGGTCTGTTTTTCGTACCGGAGCTTTACCTTCAAATCTCCGAGGGTCCGCTTCTCCTGGGCGTATACCTCGACTATCCCGTCGGGGAATGTCTCAACCTTCTGTTCTGGCCGCATTGGCTACCTCCCATCTTATCCTCAGACCCAATATGTCGGATCTATAGTTCTTCTTGAACTCATTCACCGATCCGGCCCGGTCGTACAAGAGATAGTTAAACAGGAGCTCCTGTGCCCTTAAGTCAACATCTTCACCGGCGAAGGCGGACGGATCAACGCCCGTCTTCGCAGTGATATATGCTATTCCGCGCTGCAGTTGCCCGGTCAGCTTTGCATCGGTATCATCATCATCCCATGTGATATCAAGATAATTCTTAGCCGCAGCAAGCAGCTGTTCAGGTATTACATACGCGCTCATAAGGTGCCTCCTATTTCTCTTCCTTCTCGGAAGACTTCTCGGTATCCTTCTTGGATCCCTTCTTTTCCTGCTTCTTGGCAGGTGTACTTGTATAAGCTACCATGTTGACCTCCTATGCATCCGCAAGCTTCAGTCCGCTGAGGTCATAGAGCTTAATCCTTGTCCTTGATCCCTTGGTGGCAACTATCCTGATCTTCTGTGTATCCTTATCCGAGATACGAACGATCATAAGCCCATCAGGGTCAAGGGTTACGGGATGTCCGACTGTACCATTGATGACTTCGAGAGTGATCTCATCCTCGTCGAAATCTGTCTCAGCGTGAAGTGCTATATAGTTACCTTCCTGCTCTGCAGGATCTCCGGAGAATCCGGTATAACCCGTTACATACTTAAGGTTACCTGTGATTACGCTTCCGTCTATCTTTATGTCAGACTGAAGATCTGTCACGCTCTTACCTAACAGATCTGTCCCTGCCGGAATGTCTGAATCAACCGACAGGGTTCCTAAAAAGACACCTGCTTAACTTCGATGTAAGTAGGATCCAGGTTGCTGATATCCAGGCGGAGGAATGAGTTATCATCCTTGGGGAGACCGTTGGAGTATGCTACTATCTTGTAGTATCTCTGGTCTTCCAAAAATTTGTAATCATCCGAGAACTGGATTCCGCGCTTCCCGCCTACTCCGAGGAAGTACCTCTTGCCCATTCCAAGGATAGCCTCGCCCTGAGCTACTGCTACAGACTGGATCACCTTTGTGGGTACCGGAAGCACGTCGTTCACATACCTGCCTTCAGGTGTAAGCAGTGTGGTTGCCGGCATTACTACCGAGTAGTAATCGAAGGGATTAACTACCAGTATGAGACCCTTAACGATACGGGGCTTGCCGTTTCTGGTCTTTGCGAGCTTGGAAACAAGTGAGCCATAGCTTACGCGGTCGAAGCTTGTAACCTCGATAGCTTCCTTCTGAGGATAAACGCCTCCTACTACCACTACATCATCCGCCACGCTTCTATCCATACCGATAGGCATCTTATTACCGGTACCGGTAACTATACCGTTCTCATAACCGATCGCGAGTGCTTCAGCCAGGCACGTGCGAATATAGTTGTCGAGCCAGTTAGCACCGAGCTCAAGCATATCGATGGATATAGACATCCAGGCGCTGAGCTTGAACTGCGAAAGGTCGATCTGTGCGAATCCGCTCTGGATTTCCTTGGTGATCTCCGACTCAAGGGCGTTCCATGTAGCATTGTCGCCTGCGTCGGTATTGATGAGGATCTTTGTTGCTCCGGTAACGGACACGGAATCAACCTCTGCAAGAAGAGGATGCTCCTGCTTCATGTCTTCCATTACCTGTACAAGAATAGTCTCAGGGAATGTCTTGTCGGTATTGGTGAGGGCATTCATGATGTTTCCGGTCGGATTTGCCTTCATGGCTGCGATAATCGTGTCGTAGAACTCGCTCTCCTCACTGGTAAGCTGGCGGATTCCGCGCTGCGCCAGGATGGCAGCATCCGTCGCATTCTTGAGTTCCATAGCCTCGTTCATGATCTCATCATGGATGTAATTGAACATCTCATTGAGGCCGGACTCAAACTCCTCAGTGTTCCCTGCCTTAGCCGCATCAGATATCTTCTGAGCGATTGCTGTCTTCTGCATGTTTAATGCATCTAAATTTTTCATCTTCTACCTCCTTCTGTGCCGGTCTCTCCGGCTGATATTAGTTACTCAGCTTTTCCAAAACCGAAAAAGCCTTTTATATCTTCCACCCCCGCCGGAGATGTCGGCGCGGTTTGAGTGGCAAGTATATCATCAACTAATCCCTTGACCCTCGAAGCGATCTCAGAATCGTTGTTGATCGCATTAAGTGCCTTCGTGGCAAGTTCGAAAAGCGATTCAGACTTATTCACAGCCATCGTGTACTCTGATAAAAGAGTCATCGTCTGCGGCGCGAGTTCTACCCTGCCCACATTCTTGGATTCGGTCACGGCAGCTATAATTGAATTCATGGCATCGTTCCTGATTTCATCCTCTTCATCGGTGTCCACTATTTCTGTGGCAAAGCCCATTTCAAGCGCATTCTCAGGGGTGATCCAGGTCTCATTCTTGAGCAGCTGGTCAAGCTCATCATCATCGATGTTGATTCCGGCTTCCTTATATGCTGCCTTGGCTGCATTGGTTATGATCCGGAGATCCTCGGCCACCTTGTTGAGTTCATCTGAATTGCCGCTTGTCGTAATCCATGCCTGATGAATAAACAGGAGGCTTGCCGGCTGCATTATTCTGGCTTTTCCCGCACAAAAGATCACGCTTGCTGCAGATGCCGCGAAGCCTTCACATATGGTCGTAACCCTATCACGCTCCTTCAGGATGTTGTAAATCCCAAGCCCTTCTTTAAGTTCTCCACCATTTGAATTAATGTGAACTACCACCTGATGATCTTCAGGTATGTACTTTAGTTCCCGTGCCAGGCTATTGCTTGACCGGTCACTGCTTGATTGCAATAACCCGCTAAGTCCTCCTCTTTCAGAGGCGATGTCGCCGAAAATAAAAACATCTGTGGTTTTTTCTTCCTCGTGAGGCTCAATCGCGAAATACGGAATATTATTCGTTTTCATCCTCTTCCTCCTTATTCGTGTCCGGTTGTACCGGTGCATCGTTTGTATCATCTACCCCCTCAAGAAGTTCTTCTGTTGGAGCGTAGTTCTTGGTCATCCAGTGCTGCCAAGCCCACGGCTCATCTATGATGTCCATTCCGAGCCTTACCCTGATGTCGTTGACACAGAATGCCCCGGAGCTTATCAGCTTGTCTACCGATGTCGCCACATCGAAGACATCTATATATTTGATACCGGCCATATTCGGCGTGATATATGTTCCACTTTTAACCAGCTTCTGTCCGTATAGCTTCCGGTTAATCTCATTAGCGATCTTCACGATGAGCGGCTGAGCTATCTGAGTCATGAATGTCTGAAAATCTGCTGTGGTTATGTTTTTACCTGTCAGGATTGATACCGGCATTCCGAAAGCCTGTGCCGTAAAATCAACAATATCATCGAGCATATTGCGGATATCTCTGGATCCGGCCAGCTCTGACTTCGTGCTTCCGCCCTTTGTCTCGGTCTCCCGAAAGTTATAGCCCTTGTACATAGGCAGGACTGCATTTGCGTTGCTTACGTAGTTCTTGAACTTCTCCTGAACCAGCTCTTCGTATGTTTCCTCGAAATCGGGCTGTGCTTCTGCAAAGTCGTCTATGTCAAGTATTCCTCTCGTGCCCTGACTTTTTAGATAATTCAGCTGAGCACTCTTTATAAGCTTGCCTTCATTCGCTGATATAATCATAAGCAGTGCCTTGATCTTCTCGCCCTCGATGCTGAAATGAAGAACATCGTCTGCCCGGAACACTCCCGGAATTGAATCGTTGTGCGCGGTAATATCTGTGTAGATATCTCCGGTCAGATACTCTGTTTTTGTAAAGCCGTCAGCGACATACCTGTATCCTTGCCTTGTCTGAACCACAAGCGCTTCCTGCTTTGAATAAAGTGTATTGATCAGATCCGTAAAGAACTCTTCTCTTGTCTGATTAGGATTAGGGCTGTAATTCCAGGACCAATATTCTAATGTCTGAACTTTCTTGCCCTTCCGTATGGTCTCCCATTCAACAGCCGATACAGCTGCAGCTATTTTCCTGATTGCTGTTCCGAACGCCAGCTTCTGCATAAACAGTTCCACGCTGACAAGGGCACTGCCAATCTCTTCGTCCTTGAAGTCTGACAAGGATACTTTCGTCCCAGTTTCTTCGCTCTCGTTTTCGTTTTTTGAAGCTATCCACCTGAATAAGTTAAAAGCCATGTCTTACCTCACTTGTACACGATAGTCGGGAGCTTCTTCCTTGGTCCCGTCCGTCTTTCGACGATCCTGTCTTCTATAGTCATCGCCGCCACCAGCGCCATAAACGGGTCTGTCTTGCGGCTCTTTGCTTCGATTTTGCCGTATATATAATTTCCTAAATCCTGATCGTTTCCGGATCCGAGTTTTCTGCCGTACCGGATGAGCTTAGTGTTATTGGTCGCCCATCTGAGTTCCGGAGCATCTCCCCAGGTAAACCACTGGTTGGCAAAACAGGAATCTATGACGGGCGCTGCTCTCATTACATCCGATGGCCTTACAAGCTTCAGATTTTTCTTTTCCTTGGGATCAAAGCCTATATCATTCAGGGCTCTGGCCAAAAGCGCAAAACGAAAATCATCTATTGCTACAGCTCGGATAGAATAATATGATTTCATAGCCTGCAAATAGTCTGTAATGATCTCCGGATGTATTTCCACATCCTCAACTATGGTGAGCCTTCCTGCATCTACCCATTCATGCCAGGGGCATCGGAGTCTCGGTATATCCTTTGACTCTGAACACATCCAGGAATGTGATATATCGTATCGCTGGTCTCCCTGCTTAAAGTGAAGATCTACGCTTACCCAGTCGGTAATCTTCGAAAAGTCTATTCCGGCCACACAGGTCCATCCACTCATATCCGGAAGCTCACGGTTTGTTGACTTGATGTTATCGTAATCAGTAACCTTGATCTCATGAGAGCTATCCGGGATATTCATTCGCTTGGTCATGAATGCCGGAAGCCTCTGAGGGTTTTCCTTCCACTCCCTGTACTCCTTCTCTGTCTCCATTTGCAGGGCGGGCAGGTATGGAAGCGAAGGATTAGCCTTCACCCAGTTGGCCGGATCGTGTACCTCTTCCTTGTTGTCAAGTTTACAGATAAACGGCAGGAGTCCATTGTCAGGGTTTCCTCCAAAAAGGATCCCTTCAGAAGTTTCGAGAAGATCGTCAAGAGGGCCTTCTCTTACATCACCGTTCGTCGTAAAATATGATCTCCGCGGGTGCGGGTGCTTACCTAAACCGGTCGTGAAGACATTGATATTGTTATAATTCTCGTACTGATGGATCTCGTTGAAGATTACTATGCCGGATCTCATACCATCCTTACCTTTGGGATTATTGGTACGTCCCCGGATCTTCGCCTTTGTTCTCTCACATTCGACGGATTCCTTCAGCCAGCGGAAGTATTTCTTCAGCTTCTTTTTTTCTTTCTCTCCGGCACCGTCGAAAGCATCTACTATGTCAAGTACAGGTCTTAGAGCCTGTTCTTCGTTATTTGCGCATATGTCAACATCGTATCCTTTTATGTTGTTGTAAGGACTTACCAGGCACACGCTTTCAAGTCCTATTGTTCCATCTTTTCCTGCTCCTCTGGCTATCTCGCAGAATAGATCAGGCCAGCGCGGCATTCCGGTACCGGTATTAAATGTGCAGTCGTGCAGCGTGATCACGAACTCCTGCCATGGGAACACCGTTTCAAACGGGAAGTACTTTGCCATTCCCATATACTTGTCAGCCAGCTCATCATCAACATAGATGTCTTCATTGTCAAAGCAGTACTTGATGTGGTTGACCAATGCCTTGATCTCTTTGGATGTTCGCAGCTTCCCGGACTCCACCAGATCCACGAAGGGCTGGATGTGCCGGCTATATTTAGAGGTCGATATCGTCTTCGTCGTCATCATCCACCAATACGAGTGATGGCTTGATTCCGAGACTATCAAGGATCTTGGTCATCTGAGCGTTGACCTTCAGGACAGCTGGAACACTATCGTTCTGTTTGCATCCGGTCTGGCCGCCGCCATTATTGTATGTACAGACCACCCCCCTCTCCTGAATATCCTTAAAGAGAGCGTTCTTGGTGTCCCACAAATGCATGTAGTCTTCAACCAGATCGAGATAGTATCGGCTGGTATTGCCATTCTTAGCCAGTTGATTTATCAGATCAGTTTTGATCGTATTTCGATTTATTATTCCTTTTTTTATTGCCATATGACCACCCTTACGCGCGAAAAGTGCTTTTTTTCAAAATGTCGAG